CGTTGATTTTCTTAACGTTTAGATTAAGTTCAACTTTTTCATCTTGAAATAAATCTAATTGAACGTAGTCACCGCTTTCAATATCCTTTATGTATAGTTGTAAATCCATTAAATTACGTTATTCATTTTGCTAAATGAGTATTCAAAATCAAAAGTATATTGTATTAACTTATCAAAAGTTCGTGTCTTTTTGTCGTAAGACTTTTTATTTACGGTTACAGGCAAATAAGTACCATTATTTTCCAAATAAACAAACTCCGAAAGCATCATTTCATCAATTAAGCCGTTGATATATTCGGGCAAATAATCGGTGTTGCACGTTATAACCTCTTTAGCTGTTGGTTGGTAAGTCTTTTTATTGTGTGATTGCAAAGAATATTCACCAAAAACAGACACGACTGGCATATATTCTGAACTCTCTACATTCAAATTCACTTTACTTCTAAGGTTAAATGGTATTGATTGCCAAAATCCGTACTTATTTTTAAACCAACAATTATAAAGTGGATACTTGCAATTATCTTTTATCGTGAACGTATGCGTTTCCGTTCCGTAATCATAGGTAAACAGCACATCCAAGCTATCTTGTGTTGTGATATACGCTCCTATATTGATGTAAGCGATTATCTGATTGTTTAAAGTAGTATCTAAAGTAAAAGGAATATCAACACCATCAACTTCTATACTTTCCAAACCTAAAGAAATAAAATATAAAGGAGCAGCCGAACCTCTGTAAATGATGTGATTAGTATTGCTAGTTAATACGCTTGTTGTTAGTTTAGGGTTGTATAATTCAGTATGCCAACCATAACCATCAATAGCTAAATGTTTTCGATAAGCCGTTCCGATTTCGCTACCATAGTAGTAAGCTATTACTTCGGCATCAATCCAAACGCTATCAAACTGACTTGATGTAAATACACCTGTTGTTCCAAAAGTTGGGATATTATTTTTAGTATAATCATTAATCAACTTTGAAATCTCAAATCTGATTGTATCTTGTCCTGCTTGTATAGAAGCTTTTGAAAGAGAGAACGTTGGCGTAGCTGGTGCATCTGTTGTCTGCTCGCCTCTGTAACAAGTTAAGTTCATTGCTACAATATCAAATAAAGCACTTGGACTGAACAATAAATTAAATGGACTACGTGAAAGTATAATATTATCACGAGTAAACGGCTCTACAACAACGTCTGAATGTGTAACAGTTATATCGCCATTAATACTTATTGTTGAGCTTGTAGATAAGTCATCGTTAATTTTTATTGTAATTCCGTTTGTGTTTTTTACAACTGTTATAAATGGTCTTGTTGAATAATCAGAAACTTTTTTGTTGTATAAATTATCTATTGTTGCTGATAAACTCCCACCAATTAAAATATGATTATCAGCAGTTGGCGTGTTTTTAAAAATATTAGCATCCGCATTGCTGTAGAAATAATTAGGTGCGCTTAATAATATTACAAAACCATTACCATCACTTGGATTATCTAAAAGAACTATATCTATTTTTCTCATTTTACACTATATTTTAAAAACGTTTCTAAGTCTAATCCGTAAGCAACTACTATATCATCTGGTAATCTTTTAAATGCGTTTTCAAAAGGTTTAGAAAAGAATTCAGTTGGCTTTATTCCTTTTAAATAAATACTTCTAGTTATTAATGATGCTGTTTGCTTGTAACTTAAAAACTTACCTGTTTCTCTATCTTTAAATTGAAATCTTCTTTTTACAACCCACTTTTCTATACCTTGTGTTAAACCTCCTTTTTTTCCTGTACTTGTTCCAAACTTAAACGGACTATTAGGGGCTTTTGCGCTACTCATAAATCCTTTTACCCCTTTATCTAAATATTGCCCATACTCTTCCATTTGAAAGCTTAACTCAAAAGAACGTGGCATTACTTTAACCTCTCCTCCTAAACTATTGTATAATGCCTTACTAACATTTTTATCTTGTTTTGTTAGATTAGATTTTGATTGCTGAATTACATACTTCTTAAACGCTTCTAGCGTACTTTCTACATAAGGCGTTTCCATTAGCAGACATTTACTTGATTAGTAATAGCTAGTTCGATTTGAAAATTACAACCATCTAACATATTCATAAACTGCAACGTTATAACTTGAGGTGTTGTTTGGCTTACTAATTCAATATCATTTGTGTTTTGTTCTCCTAATCTTGAAAATAAACGATTTGCAACCGCTACAGATAAATTATAGTTATCTAATTCATTATCATTTCTTAACCACTTATCACCGCTTGGAACTTTATTTACATCCCTAATGTTTAAAACGTGTATTTCAAATAGAAAACTTATCATGCCAGATTGATAAACAGGATTAAAGTTTAGAAACTGAATATGAGCCAAAGGATAGTTTGTTTTTTTATCTAAGTCAATATCGTTGCTAACACCATGAGTAACAATGTTTATATCGTCATCATTGATAAGTAAATCCTTTAGGTAGTTTATAACTGTTATAAATTCGTTATCCATTTTTTTGTTTTAATTGTTTTGCTTCCTCATTTGCTAAGTCAATTCTATATTCTAAGTCATACAAAAATGTATGTATGTTTAATTCAATTGCGTCTTCGATAGTAATTCTGCGTCCTTTAGCAACTGCATCAATGCTTGGATACCAACCCCACTTTTGTCCGAAAGATTGCCCGATATTTCGCTCATTATTTTCGGTTGTTGTAGATAAACATTCGTAGCTGCTAACAAGTCTGTGTTTAAATTCCAAAAAAAAACCATCGCACCTAGTAAATATGTAACGGGAACATTTAACATTTCATCACAATAAGCATCAGTTCCGTTGTATGGTTCGATAGTGTACTTACCTAAAAGTTTTTTTGTTATCGGTCTAAACATTACTGCCATCGCTCTATGATAGTTTTCATAGTCTGAAATGTATCGCTCTAAATCGGTGTACTCTCCAGTCGTACATTTGTCAAAATTTGGAATGAAACCATAGTTTTTATAAATAGGATTGAAATATACCTTTTGTTTTAATACCTCGTTTATCTGTTCTACTATTTCAGTTACATCTGCTAATGATATTTTCAAAGCCTCTTCTAAAGTGATGTTACAAAAACACGAAACAATACCGATATTTAAGGCGTCTTGTTCTAAACCATCGATGTTAATCATTCGGTTGTATTTAATAAACTGCTCGACTGTTATTTCTTCGAGCTTTGTTGGAACTATTAATTTCATATTTATATAATGTATTTAGTCGAAAATGTAATTTCCTTTATTTGGTTTGCCGATGTAATTCCAAACAGCATACCCTAATGCATCGAGTAAGTGGTTATAATCGTCTATCGGTGTTTCGCTTTTCTTATCGTGCCAAACGTAGTTATTCAATTCCTTTATTAAGTTTGTACTGTCAGGGTCAACTATTATTTGGTAGTCTTGTATTAATGCGATACGGTCTATTATTTTTGGTTTATCAATACCTTTTATGTTTAATCCCCTTTGCTTTAACTCAGCTATCAAACGAGGTTCAGCACTATCAGCTATTATTAATCCACGATTACCACAATAACGATTATTTTCGATATAGATTTCCGATGTAGTTAAATTTGGTTTGTATAATAATTCTTTAGCGTAAATTAATCTGTTAGACTTATCTACACTTATTTGCAACAATGTAGTAGGGTCTATGCTGAACCCGAAGTCTTGACCGTATATGCTATTGCCTAAGTCTTTGAAGCTATCTATTTTCCAATTACTAAACACAACTCCTTCAGCTTTATTTAGCCAACCACCTAATATTTGATGTTTATATTTGTCTGGGTTGGTTAACTCAATTCTTTTCACCTCATTTATAAAACTATCATCTAAGTTTTCGATGTTATCTAAATAAGTTGTATGTATGTATGTTACATCATCTTTTATTCCATTAAACCCCTCTTGTATTCCTTTTTCTTCAAAGAAACGTTTATAAATCCAATGCTCTTTTGTTGCTGGATTTAGAATTAATATAATTCTGTTTTGTTTTCCTTTTTGTCGTATTGATAGGTTTATTTTATCAAATGTAGTTTCATCGGTTAGTTCTTCTGCTTCATCTAATATCCAAGTTGTAACACCTTGTAGCGATTTAAGATTTGCCGTTTGGTCACCGCTTGATGTTTTAATACCTCTGAATATAATTTCTGTCTTTGAAACTTTATTTGTTATTTCGGATTTGTTTACCTCAAAATAATCTTGCAAACCCATTAAATCAATCTTCTCTTGAAATTCAGGGATAATTGAAAGATGTGCAGAAGTCATTGTTTGACGAGTGAATAGTATTTTATGACCTGCTTCAAATGACAAAAGGTTGGTAAATGTACCAACCCCAAAAGACTTACTTGAACCACGTCCACCTGTAATGATAAAGTAGCGGGTATCGTTCTCAAATAGTGGTTTGTATTTATTGTTTAGAGTTATCAAAATCTTTTATACAACTACCGCCATCTTTAAAATTAATTACATCTTTCAAATTAAAATCGTTTAAACTAATATTTGAGTTTTGGTCAACAGTTTGTTTAGGCATTCCGTACATATAGTTAAAAAACAATTTTACAGCCCAATCTTTTTTTTCATTTAAAGCGTCTGTAAGCGCCTCAAATGCTTTTGGTTCTAGTGGAGTAAGTTTTTCTATTAAACTTTGCTCTTCCGCCTTGCTTTTACGTCCTGCGCCCTCTCTTGCGCCTCCCTTAGTCTTTTCCATTGAAATAATTTGATTAATCAATAAACAATCTCGCTTTAATTTCCTCAATAGTCAAAGGCATTAAATAAGTAGTTCCTACGTTAATTTTATCGGTGTAGAAAACTGGAAAACCTTTGTAAACTTTTATTTTACTTCTTTTTTTAATAGTACACAAATTTAAGTAATCTAATTCAGAAAGACAAAGCGTATAATTAGGTTCTGTAAGTTTTGTGTTCTTAATTAAGAAATCTATTTCTTGTTTAATCATTACAATATTGTTCATTAAGTGTACCTACATTTCCATCAAGTTCTATTTGCATAATTTGTCCTGTGCAATTATTTTTTACTTTTAAAATAGTGAAAGGAGCAACACCGCTGAAAAAAACCTTTTC